GGTATCTAAGGTTAATCAAGCTGGTAACTATACGAAACCTGGTATGCGCAAAGCTCTATTTGAAAAGATTAAAGCGTCTGCCACGCAAGGTACGGGCGCTGGTCAATGGTCGGCTAGAAAAGCACAGCTCTTAGCAAAACAATACAAGGCAAAAGGCGGAGGATATAAATAATGGCACTCAAACCCGTAGATAAAGAATCAAACCCAGGCTTGTCTAAGTTGCCAGAGGATGTGCGCAACAAAATGGGCTACATGAAAAAAGGTGGATCTACTAGCAAGTGGATTCAGTCCGCTATCAAAAAGCCTGGCGCTCTTAAGAAGTCATTAGGCGTTAAGGCTGGTGAAAAGATCCCTGCTAAGAAATTAGAATCTGCCGCTAAGAAGCCTGGCAAAATGGGTCAAAGAGCAAGGTTAGCTCAGACATTGTCTAAGCTAAAAAAGTAATGTTTGCATGGTTTTGGAGATTAATCAGTGGCACTAGCGAAACCCCAACGCAGTCTCAAGGCTTGGACAAAGCAGGAGTGGACAACCAAGTCGGGGAAAAAGTCGTCCGAAACAGGAGAAAGGTATCTCCCAAAAAAGGCGATCCAGTCGTTAAGCCCGTCCGAGTACGCAGCAACAACACGGGCAAAACGGGCGGGAAAAGCACAGGGAAAACAGTTCGTACCACAGCCTCCAAAAATAAAACAAAAAGTAAAGCCGTATCGAAAGGTTAAGTGATGACTACATCAGGAACCACAGCGTTTAATCTGGACCTCAATAACCTCATTGAAGAGGCTTTTGAGAGGGCTGGTGCTGAGTTGCGCACTGGCTATGAGATGCGTACTGCCCGTAGATCTATGAACCTACTTACGATTGAGTGGGCAAACCGTGGAATTAATCTGTGGACAATCGAGCAAGGTCAGATCCCGATGGTGACTGGACAGGCTATTTATCCAATTCCAACTAATACGATTGACCTTATGGATCACGTTATTCGTCAGAATAATGGCGTTCAAAGCACCCAGATTGATATCAATATCAGCCGTATTTCTGAGTCTACTTACTCAACAATCCCGAATAAATTGACGCAGGGACGCCCAATTCAGGTTTGGTTTAACCGACAATCAGGTCAAACAAATGCCACTGCTGTGACTTTGGCAAGCACTATTTTGGCTACAGACACCACAATCCCACTTTCAGATACTAGTGGTTTAGCTAATTCTGGATTTATCAAGATTGGTAACGAAGTAATTGGATACCCCAATACTTCTGGAAATAGCTTAATTAACTGCTACCGTGGTCAGAATGGAACGACTGCTGCTGGACATTCTAGCGGTGCGCTAGTTAGCGTACAGAATCTTCCGTCAATCAATGTATGGCCTACTCCAGACGCTGGTGGTGGACCATATACATTCGTTTATTGGAGACTCCGCAGATTACAGGATGCTGGAGTAAGTGGAACTGTAGAACCTGATATTCCTTTCCGTTTCTTGCCATGCCTTGTGGCTGGTTTGGCTTTTTATGTAGCCCAAAAGATTCCAGAGGGTCAGGCAAGACTACCATTTTTAAAACAGGAATATGAGGAACAATGGCTAATGGCTTCTACTACTGATAGAGAGACAGCACCAGCCCGTTTTGTACCTCGTACTATGTTCTATGCCTAATAGATTTGCAAGTGGAAAATATGCAATTGCAGAGTGTGATCGTTGTGGGCAACGCTATATGCTCAAACAGCTTAAAAAGCTCACGATCAAAACAAAGCAAGTTAGCATTAAGGTTTGCCCAGAGTGTTGGGAACCCGATCAGCCACAGTTATCCTTGGGTTTATACCCAGTGGATGATCCACAGGCTGTACGGGAACCACGCCCTGATGTAAGCTATCAGGTATCTGGATCGAGTGGATTACAAATTAATGGAACCAACGACAGAACAGAAGAAGGCGTTGGTTATCCAGAGGGCGGTAGTAGGATCTTTCAATGGGGTTGGAACCCTGTTGGTGGCGCAAGAGATGATGGGTTAACACCTAATGATTTAGCGCCAAGCTGTTTAGTGGGTAGTGTAACGGTAACGACAACATAAGGAGTTGAAAATGTACAAACGAGATGCAGACGGAATAGCCAAAAAAGGCAAAACCGAAGGTAAAAATTTAGGTGATAGCGGACCAACCGCACCTATTCAAAAGGGTAAGACTGCCAAACATGGCGTTAGCTCGATGGATATGAAGAAGATGGGTCGCAATCTTGCCCGTGTTGCCAATCAAGGTATGCGCAAAGCCGCTGGAAGGGGTCGATAATGGCTAAGTTCTCCATGAAAAAGGGTGGCAAAGAGGTCGGTTATGCCGATGTCTATGCCGAGCCACATACTATGAAAGGTAAGTCTATGGATGCTAAAGACGCTATGATGGCTGTTAGCCGTCCACCTGATCCAAATACCTTGTCATCTAAACAAATGACTCCAGGCGGTCAACCATCTCCCCGTGTAAGCATGGGCGATCCAGGCCGTGATGATGTAAAAACTACGGGTATCAAAATCCGTGGAACTGGTGCAGCAACCAAAGGCGTAATGGCTAGAGGCCCAATGGCATGAATTACACAGAGTTAACTTCTGCGATCAAAGGCTATGCGGAGAACGACTTCCCGAATACGGTTGGCTCGTTTACGTCCGCCAATCAGATTGCTACATTTGTTAAACAGGCAGAAATCCGCATCTATAACATGGTGCAAATGCCCGCATTCCGCAAGAATGTTACGGGCAATATGACGACTGGAAACAAATACCTAGCAACTCCAAATGATTGGTTGGCAACCTTTAGCCTTGCAGTAATTAACTCTGCGAATGAATACCATTATTTGCTGAACAAAGACGTCAATTTCATTCGTGAATCTTACCCAGATACGGATGCCGCTTTCTATGCAGAGCCTCAGTATTACGCTGTATTTGACAACAATACGTTCATTTTGGGACCAACTCCAGACCAAAATTACGCTGTAGAACTACACTACTTCTACTACCCACAGTCGATCGTTACCGCTGGCACTTCATGGCTTGGCGATAACTTTGATACCGTGTTGTTATATGGCGCATTACTAGAGGCGGCAACATTCATGAAAGCGGATAAAGACGTTCTAGACAACTACAAAATGCGATATGACGAAGCAATGGCAGAACTCAAGCAGTTGGGCGATGCTAAGGATCGTCAAGACGCCTACAGAAGTGGACAAGTGAGGTATCCAGTCAGATGATGCAAATTCAAGGCGCCTTCGATGGCATTCAAGTATTAACTAAAGATCATGGCGGGTTCACTCCAGATGAGCTTGCGGATAGAGCATTAGACAAAATCATTCAAGTAGGGGATAGTTCCCACCCATTAGTTCGTGAACAAGCCTTAGCATTTCGTGAACATATTCGTGCGGTACTGGTTTTTTACATGAATGAAGCAGTAAAATTTGATCGAGTAACACTAGCTTATAAGCTACGGGAAGCTGGTCATCCTGAATTAATTAAACTTTTAGACGAATAGGAGTAAAAAATGGCGTTTACTGGCAACTTTATGTGTACCAGCTTTAAGCAACAAATTCTTCAAGCTGCTCACGATTTCACAGCCTCTACTGGGGATACTTTTAAATTAGCTTTGTATGACAACTCGGCATCCTTTACGGCTGCTACCACTGCATATACAGCGACTAACGAAGTTCCAAACTCTGGCTCATACTCAGCAGGTGGTGGTACATTAACTAATGTAACCCCAACAACCTCTGGTACGACCGCGTTTACCGACTTTGCAGATTTGTCGTTTACTTCTGCAACTATTACGGCATATGGGGCGTTGATTTATAACACCACCCCAACATCAGGGTTAGGACTTACAAATCCAACAGTATGCGTACTAGATTTTGGCGGAGCTAAAACCTCTACTTCAGGTACATTTACTATTGTTTTCCCAGCCGCTACTGCATCTGACGCAATTATTCGTATAGCCTAGGAGGTTTAAATGCCTCTTGTCGTAAGAGACAGAGTAAAAGAATCCTCTACCACAACCGGTACAGGAACTTTTACTCTTGCTGGTGCAGCCACAGGATATCAATCCTTTTCCGCTATCGGGAACGGAAATACTACCTATTACACCATCGCCATGCAAACTGGCTCAGAGTGGGAGGTAGGACTTGGCACATACACGTCTAGCGGCACAACTTTAAGTAGGGACACCGTACTATCGTCTAGCGCCGGCGGGGCGAAGGTAGACTTCCCTGCTGGTACGAAAGACGTATTTTGCGACTACCCAGCTCCTAAAGCGGTCTATGGGGACTCAGTAGATACGGCATACGAAGCTCAATTTGCTGCATCTAACGGGTTATTTTTAAACAACATGACGGTTGGTACATCGTTTTCAATTCCGTCTGGATATTCGGCTAGTTCCGTAGGTCCTGTAACTGTATCAAGTGGGGTGTCTGTAACGGTTCCTTCTGGGAGCCGTTGGGTGGTGCTCTAAATGTTTGGCTTTTTCCCGTTTTCGGGCGCACCGTTTTCTGATCTTGGATCAACTAGTGTTGCCGTCAATGTAACGGGCGTTTCTGCAACAGGCGCTGTAGGGACTGTAACAGTAACGGGAACCGCGGTAGTAACCCTAACTGGGGTTTCTGCCACAGGACAGGTAGGAAGTGTAACCGTTAATGCTGGGGCTAATGTTCCAGTAACGGGCTTAGAAGCGGTTGGGGCAGTAGGTAGCGTTACTGTAACGGGCGCCGCAAACGTAGATGTAACTGGAGTAAGCGGTACAGGACAAGTTGGCACAGTAGACGTAACAGGTACCGCGGTTGTAGATTTAGTTGGTGTTTTTGCTACAGGACAAGTAGGATCTGTAACTGTAAACGCCAACGCAGACGTTCCAGTAACCGGCCTAGAAGCCAATGGAGCAGTCGGTAGTGTTACTGTCACGGGAACGGCTAATGTTGATTTAGTAGGCGTTAGCGGTACGGGGCAGATAGGTGATGTTACTGTTAGTGGTGCGGCTAATGTCCCCGTAACCGGTTTAGAAGCAACAGGACAAGTAGGTTCAGTTACTGTCCAAGCTAACGCAGATGTGGACGTTACTGGCGTAAGTGCAACGGGTCAGGTAGGCTCGGTCACAGTAAACGGCACCGCAGTTGTTGACGTAACAGGCGTAGCAGGAACAGTATTTGTAGGTACAATTACAGTAAATGGCTCGGCAAACGTGCCTGTTACTGGGCTACAAGCTATAGGACAAGTCGGTTCTGTAACTGTACAGGCTAATGCGGTTGTAGATGTAGTTGGTGTAGTAGGAACGGTTTCAGTAGGTAGTGTAGCGGTCAACGGTACAGCAAACGTACCCGTCACAGGCTTAGAAGCTACCGGCAGTGTAGGTTCTGTAACAGTTGAGGCTAATTCCGATGTAGATGTTACGGGGGTTAGCGGTTCTGGAGAAGTTGGCGTTGTTATTGTTATCCAGAGCGCCGTAGTCAACGTAACAGGTGTTGAGGCTACTGGGGCGATTGGCGACGTTACGATACCTACCTATGTAGTTGGTTTGCAGGCGACAGGATTTGTAGGATCTGTTTTAGTACAGACAAACGTAGTAGTAAATGTAGTAGGAGTACAGGCGACAGGACAGGTTGGAACTTTATCGTTTTGGATTACGATTGACGAGAATCAGAACGCTGGTTGGGTACAGATAAATGATGGACAAACAGGCACGTGGACTGATATTATTGACACACAAACCCCAAATTGGGAAGAGATAGTTGCGTAAGGATATAAATGGCATCTACTTATTCAGCACTAAAAATTGAGTTAATTGCCACAGGTGAGCAGACTGGCACTTGGGGTAACACCACCAATACAAACCTTGGCACTGCTCTAGAAGAAGCCATTGTTGGACGAGCGACCGCAGATTTCCCAACGGATGCCAATCTAACCCTTACCCTCACTAACTCCAACGCTAGTCAGATAGCCCGTAACTTTGTAATAAACCTCACCTCTAGCGTTAGCCTCACGACTACTCGTGACTTAATCGTCCCCGCTATTGAGAAGCCATACATCATCCAGAACAATACCTCTGGATCTCAGTCTGTTCGGGTAATCGTTGCGGGCGTAGGTTATACCGTACCTAATGGCAAAACAGCTTTTATCTACAATGACGGCACAGATGTTAAGGGCGCATTTGACTACTTAAACGCTCCTACTTTTAGCTCGTTTACCTCCACAGGAGACGGCACATTCTCTGGAACTGGACAGGTTAAATTACCAGCAGGAACGACCGCCCAGCGTACAGGAAGCCCAGCTAACGGCATGATCCGTTACAACACCACCGAAGGTAGCTTTGAAGGCTATATTGGCGGTGCTTGGGGTGGTATTAGTGGAGCGCAAGCAAACGGCTGTATCTATGAAAATAACTTAGAAATTACATCGAACTATACTTTAACTGCGAACAAAAACGGTATGAGTGTAGGACCAATTACTATTGCATCTGGCGTTTCAGTCACTGTACCATCAGGACAACGCTGGGTAGTTTTATAAAGGAAATAATATGGCTTCATTAGTCGTAGCAGGTGATTCAAGCGGTGCAGTAACCCTAACTGCCCCAGCGGTAGCGGGAACTACCACCCTAACATTGCCCACCTCATCGGGAACCCTAGTTGTTACTGGTGGAGCGCAGACCGTTCAGTTCGCAGCGGGTTCAGCAGCAGCACCATCCATCACATTTACGGGCGACACCAACACAGGCATATTCTCACCAGCAGCCGACACTATTGCCTTTACAGAAGGTGGTGTTGAGTCTATGCGGATTGATAGCTCTGGGAATGTGGGTATTGGTACTAGTAGTCCAGCGCAAAGACTTGTAGTTGGTTCTAGCGCAGCTAAAGTAAGTATTGGTATTTTTCCATTTAGTGATACAACGAAAACACATTTGGTAAGTGCTGATA